CCGATGATGTTTTACCGCCAACATAGATGACCCCGCTCGAAGGAGCGCCACCAAGAAACACCCGAATACTCATGCCTCGGCATCCACTGACTGAATCCCGGTCCATGTCGTGCCGCCATTTGTGGTCAAAAACGAAAATGTATCTGTCTCGCCGCTACCCGGTGCGGTCGGAGTAATGCCGCCCTGCCAAACCACCGCCCCCGGCCATGTTAATGTGTGCGCCCCGCCGCTCGTAACCCGCAGTAGAAAAATATGAGCGTCACTGACAGTCAGCCCCACGCCGGAATAGTCGAATGTAAACGTGGTATTGCCGGTTGTCGTTAGCGTGAAAACATTGCCTGCGTTGCAGTTAATTGTCGGTGTGGTGCCGGAAAGGGCGACGACAGTTTCAAGGTAGCAAACCGCCTGCACTTCTTCGGGGAATTTGATGTTGTTGTTTGCGTCCATGATGACGGCTTTTGACGCCGCCGCCGTGCCTGCCGTCGCGGACAGCTTGGTTTTCTCCGTGTCCAGGTTGATGGCACCCGTCACGGTCAGGTAATCGACCTTTGTTTCTTGGGCGTCGGTGAAGGCATTCGTATCCGCGTTGTTCTCATAGGCGGTCTTGATCTCAGCATCAGACATGGATGCGTTGCCATTGATGATCGATCGCACCATTGACGTGATGCGGAAATAGCCTGCGGTGTCGTCGTATCGCAGACACAGGTAATCACCGGAGGTCAGATCGCCTGCCTCGGGGTCAGTGCCGTTTGCCGCCTTGATGGCCTTCGCGCCAAGGCTGTCTACGTTGATCGTGCAGGCCCCGGTGTTGGTGGCGTGCGCCTCGATGTCCAGCGCCATACCGTTGTAGTAGGCCGCCGCAGTCTTGTGCAGAGCCAGGGTGTAGACATCTGCCGCGCCTGCAGTCACCGCGAAGGTAACGCGGCCCGTGTCCAGAACTGCCTTGTCGGGCAGGCGACCGAAGCCGGTTTCTATCCCGGTCAGGTTCGTGTTGACCGCTGATGCGCGCGCAAGTGTCTGCGGAACGAGAGCGGTCTTGGTGAAATAATCTGCTGAACTCATGCTCTTCTACTCATCCTGCGGGGGGTGAAGTTGATGGTGGCCGAAGACAGCGTGTGCGGTGCATCACTGGCCTGATCCGAGAGAATGGCGAAGCTTATATTGGTGCCGTAGCCATCCAGATCGACGTTCAAGGTCTGCTGCACCTTGCTGTCCCAGAAGAATTGATCCCAGAGCGCCACGTCCCAGATACCGCCAGAACCCGGCACCGCGACCTCGCCGTCAGTGTTCGGTGCGATCTCGTCATCGCCGTAGGTGTATTCTACGGCTGCCGTGAGAGTTACAGCACCGGCGCCGCTGTCCAGTTCGATGCGCAGCGTGTGGTAGCGCTTGTTGTTGTTCGGCGCGCCCTGGTGCAGCCACGAGAACCGGATATAGCTCTCGATGCTCGCCCCGTTGAAGCTGGTGCCCACGTCCATCTGGTAGACCCAGCCGTCTGAGGTGCCGCAAAACAGGATTTCCGCGCCGTTGGCATCAATACCGCGCTCCACACAGGATGGCGTGAAGTCCAGCACGATCGGTGTGATCTCGGGCTCATTGCGGCCAAGGTAGATCACCAGCACATCGCCATCGCTGAAATACAGCCTGTACTGATCCTTGGCACGTACAGCCTGCGCCCCAACAGGCGATGCGTTGCTGGCCTTCTTGGCGTCCAGAAGGGGCTGCACCATGCGTGTGAGAGTGCCGCGCTTCCAGTTGCCGAATGCCTGACTGGTGGAGAGCTTGCGCACGCCTTGATTGTCGAGGTAGAGCGGCTGGTCTGCCATCACGATGCTGTCGGTCTTGCCGCCTGCCTCTTTCGTGATCGTGTCCAGTTTGAAGTCGCCGCTGGCTCCCGGCACGGTGCCGGTGAGATAGGATATGGTTGTTTCGCCGAAGAACACACTGGCTGTCGACGCTGCGGAGATGATGCCCGTCAGATCCTCGCCGATGCCGATTTCACCCGCACCGTCCACAACGGCCCATCCCAGAGGGTTGCCGGTCGCGGAGTGCTGGATTGAACCACCCGCATACCCAAGCAGCAGGTGCATGGCGTGGACCCCGATGAACCTTGGCTTGTCCATCGCGTCAGGCAGTCCGGTGTTGATTGGAGTCAGTGTCGCCCCATCCCACTCGAAGGCGCGCCCGTTTGTCGTGACCCCGTACATCCGAGACAGATCGCCGCGGTCAGTGCCGAAGAAGTTGTGGTTGACGCAGCGCACCCGGCCAGATGGCGCGAGTTCGATGTCGCCTGCCGTGCCGTTCTCCGTTGCCGACCCTGACGATGTGCCGCCGGTGATTGTCTCGTTGTCCTGAAACGTGCCGGTGACGCTGGACAGGATCAGGTAGCCCGTCTGGTCGCTGTCGCCCCAAGCGCCTGCCTGTGTCACGATACGGTCGATTGTGGCCGTGGCGCCAGAGGTTCCGCCCGTCAGGGTTTCATCCTCTTGAAATGCGGCAGTGCCTGCATCGAAATTGACGACCTTGCCGAATGTTTGCTCTACCCACCCAGAGGATGTGGCCTTGTGCATCACGCACTTGGTCCCGCCTGCGTTGTTGCGGAAGGCATAGGTTTCACCGTTGAAGGTGTGGACCCCAAGGATGGCGCCGGACCCCGGAACCTGAGAAATGTTGGCGCGCAGGGCCGCAACAGAATCTGCGGTATAGGACAGATGCAGGTCGTTGTTCGCGGCGCCGTTCAAAACCTGAGCCCCGTTTGCGACGGCTTTGGTCGATGCGGATACCTGCAGGTTCTCATCATCCTGAAACGTGCCGGTGATTGAGTGTAAAACCACGAAACCTACTGCGTCACTGCCACCGTAAGAGCCGCTTGAGACAGTGGCATCGTAGACCGCTATGCCAGCAGCAGATGATGTCGCACCGGTGACGGTATTACCTGCGGAGATTGCTGCGACACCTGCGTCAAAATTCAGGATCGAGTAGGACGCCGCAGATGGCGATGGCTGACCGTCATAGGCCTCATATCCATCACAGCGCCGGTAACCTCTGGACGTGACCTCGTAGTTTTTGCAGGAAATGCACTTACCCTTCGGCACGTTGATTGCTGGCGTGACGAGATCGAGGCCGCCGCGCAGCTCGATGATTTCCTCCTGCTGGCTCATGCGAGTGGCCCCGGCATTTCGATCGGCGGCAATTGATGTCGCATCAGTTGGCGATAGATGCGACGATATTCCTTGTCCCACGCTGGCAACTGCGCGCCTGCCTCATCGAAGATGCCGAGATGCTGCAGCGCCTTGAACTTGATCGCGTCATGGAATTGGGTTGGCATTTCCGGCGTGTCTTCATCGTCGGACAGCGCCTGCGGGCTCTTTTGGAACATCCCGCGCACCGTGAAGGCGGCATTGGGGATCGGATAGAACACAAGCTGCTGTTGCGGGTCCATGCTCACCACCGTAGGCATTCCGGTTTCGGTCGCGTTCGACCCCCAGAGATACATGCGCCGGAAGCGCTGGAACGGAACATAGTCCAGCGACTGCTCCCTCGATTGTCCGCCTGATGTCAGGTAGATCGAGAAGGCGAACATTTCATCGCGATCCATGAACACCCAGTCAGAGAACCTTGCGGCATCTCCGGCGCTCAGGAGGGACGCAGCGCTGTATCTTTGTGTCGCCGCCGTCAGCGCACCGGAAAACTCGGAGACCATCCAGAGCCAGTTGTTCTGGGCGTTCTGAATGTCCCGATGTGCGGAGTTGACCCACTCCCCGATCCGCGCGATGCGCCCCGTCTGGTCTTGCATCGTGGATATGGATGCCCAGGTCGGGACGACGCCGGACTCTCTGGCAACATCAATGCTGATCGAGAGGTAGGTGCCCATGACTTAGGCGACCGCGTGCGAAAATGGGTAGTTCTGGACTTGCCGCGGGTCTTCGCTCAGTCCATTGCCGGTGTTGTCGTAAACATCGCGCACCGCGTTCTGCAGCACCTCGACGTAACGCTTCGGCACCCAGACCTTTTGACCGCGGGGAATGAGGAAATTGACGCCGTTAACCCGTGCGCAGACGGGACGATCGCCACCTTCACCTTCGGCGGCAGAGACCACAATGCAGTGATGCTCTTCCATCCGTCCGCTTGATGTCTTCATCATCTTGACCGAGCGGCTTTCGTCAGATGCGGCAGCTGGCTGGGCCTTTTCGTAGAGCGGTATCATCGCGCCCTCGGCTTGAGTGTCAAAGCCGATCAGCTTGAGTTGTTCCCGGATCTTGGGTTCGCCCCAGTTTCCTTTGACATCAAGGTTCATCACATTGACGGCGAAGTCGCGGAGCTCTTCAGCCGTTGCTTCAGCAGCAAGTTTCGTTTTTGCCATGTTGGCCTCCTGGAATGGGTAAAGGGGCGCAGCCTAAGCCACGCCCCCTTGTGGTGTGTGGTGCCTTACGGCTTGCCAAACGCCGTGTAGTGCAGCACGTCATCGTCCGCGTTCATGTCGGTGTCGGCGCCGATGGTAAACCCAGCGGAGTTGCCATTCACCGTCCCGGCATAGGCGGAGATACCGCCCGTTGTCGGGAATGTGGTCGTGCCGTCACCGATGGTTTTCTGCATCTCGCCATCGGCCATCGTGTCCGTCCAGACATAGAAGCCGGGATCGGTCTCGTTGATGATTTCAACGCGAGCCGGTACGAAACCAAGCTCCACGTTGAGCGCAGCGCCGGTGCCAGTCACGGTCCCGGTCTTGAAGTGTCCAATTTTCATTGGCCTGATCCTTTCAAAAGGTTTGGGCAGCCGCGCTCAGGGCGCGACCGCGTGTGGTTTAGGCGGCGGCGAGGTCCGTAACTGCTACCTCGTATCGTTCCATCCAGCTCTCGTTCAAGATCAGAGCGGCAAACCAGGTCTTCCAACCAACAGTGCCTTTCTGTGCCAGAGGATCGCTGGAACCCGCCTTGCCCACGGGGTTGATGATCAGGCTCACCGAGTTCTGACCGGAGGTCTTGGTGCCTTTGAGCGTCACCGCTGCATAGGCGTCCTGACCAACTGCAATCATCGGGTAGACATCTGCGCTGGTGCCGGTGGTGGACACCATCGAGCCCTTGGCCGCGCCCACGTCGGCGATCGGGGTCAGGTCAGCCGATGCGACGAAGCGGAAGTCTTCCCACGAACCAAACTCATGGTCGCTGACCAGATCGCGCTTGCCGTAGTCCGCTGTTTGGATGAACCCAGGCAGGTTGCGGATGTCGGACATGCAGTCGGTGTGGCAGAATATGACGTAGGACGCCTCGACGTTCTTGGTCTCGTAGTTCTGCGAGCTGGACAGAACCCGAGTGATCGGCTTGGCCTTGTTCGCACGCAAGGAGCGGGCGAGGTTGCGCAGGCCGTTTGCCGAAATCGCCGTGTTGACATCGCCGCGGCCCGTGCCGTTGGCATAGGAGACCGACATGCCGCCCTTGACCACCGCGTAAAGCAGAGCTTCACGGGTACGCCCCAGGTTTTCGCCGAGCGCAGTCGTCGCATCGCGAAGGACGGGATCTTCCGCGGTGTCTTCGATGTGGTCGGTGATTTCGACATACTCGCCGAACTGCTTCAGCGTGGCGTTGACGGTCTCGTAGCTGAACTGGGTGGCGCGAGGTGCGACACCTTCGGTCAGCGGTGTGGTTGCTGCCGAGAAGGTGACAATCCGGCGGAACTGGATGGTCTTCTTCTTGTTTTTCGGCATCATTACCTGCTTGGCCATCGTGTCGAGAACGATGTGAGGGCCAGCGTGGTCAAGCAATTCCGCGACACAATGGATATTGGTCGAGAGCGAAATGCCTGTATCGGTGCTCAGAGTGGTAGTCATGGTGTTGATCCTAACGAGCGGGACCGCCCATCGTTACCTGCGGCGAGCCTTGTCCAGTTTCGCGGCGGCTTTGTTCCACAGCGCAACCTCATCGCTCTCATCTGGACGAGAACGTGTTGTTGCGGCCTGCGAGCCACGATTTGGGACAGTGCGTGCGCCATCAAGGCGGCGTTGATTGGTCCGTTGCGATTCAGGCTCCGAAGAGCCGGGTGCGGGATGGACCTCCCCCGTAAGGTGCGTCTTGAAGCGAGACAGTAGATCGTGGAGACCTTCGCCATCGACCACGTGTTCCTGGCTGGAATATGCCAAGTCGCGGTCAGCGCGAGGCTGATCTTCGACCCAGGACCAGAACGCGCGACGGTTATCCTTCACGGTCTTTTCCCAGTCCGGCATCTTCTCATTGAGAACGTCGGTTTCGGCCTTGTATGTCTCCCGGCTGCGCTCTGCCGCCAGTTCCGAGTGGGAACCGACTTGTTCGGTCAGCGCCGCGATCTGATCTGCTTGGCTGCGGAATTGCTCCACAATGCCATCCATCAGGTCAGGATACGTTTCCTTCAGTTCGTCCAGGGACGAAATGTCTCGGGCGGTCGGCTTGTCCTTTTGGGAGAAACCGGCGATCCGCTCTTCAAGGTCGCGTATCTTTCTGTTCTGTTGGTTCAGCTTTTTGTCGCGGGCGCTGACAATTCCTGCCAGCCGTTTTGCCTTGTCGTCGCTATCTTGACGCTGCTTTTCGGGTTTGTCGTCCGCGTCCTTTGGATCTTCGGAAATGGCCGGATCATCACCTTCATCTGAAGGCTCTTCGGCGATTTCTTCCTCTGGAACGCTGGCGTCTTCGGGTTCGCTGTCGTGAGATTGTGAGGTGGAGTTTCGGGCTGATTGCACTTCGTCCCAAATCTGCGCCTCTGTTCGATCTCCAGACGTGTCGGAATCATCCGAGTCGTCTGCGAAAGTCTCTTTACTGCTCATCCTTGTTGCCTACTTTTGGGGGCGGAAGCCTTAGCTTGCGCCGGTTGAACCCTGACCTTTGAGGTGAGGGAATCTATCCGGTCTCGCCGGATTTCGGGTCTGCGAGGGACAGGGTGTACCGATGGGCCTTGATGATCCCTCGCAAGAGTTCTGTCTTCATTTCGCTGACACCGGGCTGCTCAAGCATGTTGCGATGCTTCTCGATCTCTTCAGAGAGAGCGCGGTGAACTTCCTGCCAAATGAATGTGTTGGGGTCGATTTCAGGCGATGCCACCAGAGGGTTTCCCTGTTCTTTCGGCCATACCGATGTCGGCGGCGGTTACACGCTCTTTGCTTTCGGCAGAAATTGCCGCGGCACGGGCCTTGTCGCCGTCGCGTGATTCCTCGACAACCATCTTGGCCTCGCGGTCCTCGGCTTTCTCCGAAGCATTCATGGCCGCGATCTGCATATCGCCATCGTGTTTGACATCCTCGACCTTCATCTTGGTGTCGTTGTTCATCGACGCAATCGCCACCCTGGCTTCGATCTCGTCGTTCTTGAGCTTCAGCATCTCCTGAGCTGCAATCATGGCGGGGTCGGGCTGCTTGGCTGCCTTCTGGCGCAGTTCCTCGGCCTCGCGTTCCGACCGGATCAGGCCGTCTGCGGGCAGCATGTTGGCCTTGACCACCTGCTTGAGCAACTCGGGCTTGTCGATGTAAATCCCGTATTCAGGATGGTCTCCGAAACGATCGGCAAGGTGCATGAGGTTGGCGGCCTGCATTTCACGGACCAGCAGGACCGAAGACCCGCGAGCGTCGACCTCGTAGTCGCCCTTAATCTCGTCCTTGTCCGAGAACTGCATGTTGAAGTCGTAGATGCGTCGAAGGTTTGGCACCGTGATGTCGTCGTCCCAGTTGCGGATGTAGCGCCGGAAGTTCACGTTGGCGCTGTTCATCAGCATCGCCATGCCCTGCGCGGTCTTGGTGACGCCTGCGCCTTGCTCGCCCTGCGCAATCATTGGCATGGACGACATCTCATCTACATCGCGGCGTGCCATCTCGATGATGTTTGCCAGCAAAGCCTGATTGAGCGGGATGTTGTATATCTCAAATGCGGGACGCTCGCTGATACCGTCAGAGTCGTGCCAGACTTTCATCTCGGTCAGTTCATAGCTGCCGTTCTCGGGTGTCAGGCGCTCCTTGTTGACCACGATCTGTGGCCCCACCGAGACGCAAGCATTGTCCATCATCATCCGGTGCGCGGAGTTGATTGTCTTCTGCGGGTCACGGATGATCCGAGGCATCCCGAGTCCACCGAGCACATAGGTCTCGGACTTCTCGATGTTATAGACCGAATAGATCGGCTCGTTGCTTTCCAGCGGGTGCAGGGCGAAAGACAGCACCTCGTTCTGACAGAACCATACCTTGGCGTGGATCTCTGTCAGCATGTCACTCTGCGACAGCTCGTCCATCGTCTCACGGTCTTCGTAGACATCGGCAAGAAGCGCCATCTGCTCTGGCTCGACCGGGCCGGTGTATTCCCAGACCTGATACTTGCCCTTGAGCTGGTGCGATTCATCGTTGGTGAGCGAGAACAGTTGATCCATGCCGTTCGGCGCCAGATCATCCGGGCCCAGATGCAGCAGGTTGTTGATCGCGTCCTTGTCCATGTCGGAGCGGCGCGCGAGCTCTCGCAGCTGCTTGCGGTTCATCAGGTGGCGTTCATAGAACCCTTCACCCTCTTCGACCGTGCGGGCATTGGGGTCGGGGAAGAACGACCACGGATCGACGCGCACAAAACCCGGCTTGATGTCCAGAACCTCGACCAGAGCGTGACTGCCATCGTCCTGCTGGACCCAGCGCTTGCGCACCTTCTCGGTCAGGACCGGCCCCTTGATCACGCCGGAACCAAGCTTGCAGGCGTCTTCGATCACATCGCGACACTGCGCCTGATATGAACTGGCCTTGAGCTGGTCGTAGATTTCCTCTTCCATGAGATCGCAGGCCAGCTTGGCCTCCTTGCGCATGTCCGTCAGATCATCCAGCGCATCTTGTGCGGCCTGGATATTCTGGTTTGCGACCTGCAGTTCCTCATCGGCCTCTTGCAGCTTCGCAGGGTCTGTCTCGTCCTCGTCGTCAAAGCGCTCCTGCGCGTTATGCGCGACACCCTGAAAGCGATCCATGATGTTCTGCGCCTGCGTCTCGCGCCGACCCATCTCCGGCACCGGCGTAGGCTGAATGCCCCAGTGCTTGTCGTCGGTCGGAAACAGCAGGTCGATGATCCGTGAGACCATCGCGTTTGTCTTGGGCCGGGTGATGTTGATAAACAGGCTGGATCTGTTCTTCTTCCCCTCAAGCCACTTGGCTGTCAGGTCATCATACTGGCCGTGAAAGTGCTGCAGGTCTTCGATCCATCGTTGCTCGACCAGATCGCGGAGGCTGACGCGCATCTCGGCCTCTTTGTGCAGATACTTGACCAGCGCCAGAATGCCCGGTTCGGTCTTGTCGTCCCTGCGTCTCGACTGCAAACGCTCCATGCCATCAAGCATCAGAAATGAGCCGCCTGAGCGGATGTGCCATCGTTGATCATCATTTCAGTGCCTCTCAGTAGATTCCCGCCGGAGCGGCGGTCGTCTTGACGCTTGTGTTCTCGTTGCCCTCTTTGATGCTGGCAACGGTGCGGCCTGACTTGATCCACACGCGGAAGCAGTTCATCAACATGCCCGTCTCGGACAGGTTGCCAGCCTCATCGCGCTGATATCCGCGGTACTCACGTTCAAAGTTGGTCAGGTTGCTGAACACGCGGACGCGGCCAAGGTTGACCTGATCCACGGTTTCGGACACCTCTTCGGCAAACGGCACGTTGCGCACGCGCATCTTGCCGTCATTCATCTCTTTCATCAGGGCCTTGCCGTCCCGCTTGGATCGTCCCGGCGCCTCGGCTGCGAACATGCCGGGTATCCAGTCGCCGCGGGCATTGATGCCAGCGGCCTGCAGGGTCATCGTGCTGGTTGGCATGACGTGCTCTGCGTAGAAGTGCATCACTCCATCGGTCGGGTCGATCGCGCCCCAGAGAACAGCGATGCTGCCATCGCGGCGATCCACGGCGTATGCGCGCTTCCAGTGCGACGGAATGGCAAAGGGTGCGACCGCGATACGGTCAAAGGGAACATCAAAGATGGTCTCGCCTCCGAAGGAGAGTTCAGTCAAGGCCCAGACAAGGGCGTCTACCCGATCCGGCGACCCGTCTCCGATATAGCCATCGGGTCCGAAGTCGCACATTTCGTCTTCCAGTTCAGAAAACGCGCCGATGTGACTGACCTTGCCCTGCTCATAAAGTGCGGCGATCGGTTCGGCCCGGACAACCTTGCCCCTGCTTGCAGTCACGCTCTTGTAGCTGACGGTTGGGTCGGCGGTGCGGATGGTGTGTTCCACCATTGCGCCACCGAAGTTGCGTTCCGCGACGATCCGGTCGGCCTTGAACTCGTGGTAGGCGTCGACGGCTGCCTTGGCCCATCCCGCCGGTCCCTGGTCACTGGTCCGGTCAGCAATCACGTAGCCGCGCCCGTCTGCGCCCTTACCGACGACAACGATACCGACGCTATCACCACCCTCGCCATCGCCTCCGGTGCCAGAGGGGTCAACAGCAACGACAATGCGGCGCATCGAGGGAAGCGGCCTTGCATCACCCTTGTCGTCCACCGCCCGAAGTCGAAACGCATCAAGATTTTCCCGCGTCCAGAGGGCACCGGGCAGATCATCCAGCATCTCTGCATGGAGTTCCTGACGGCCAAGACGGGTGCCTTCGTATCTGGTGCGGATCTTGCGTAGAAACTTGGGGGCCAGGTTGCCCGCGTTGTCGAATGTCGATCCCTTTGTGACAACCGTATCGCTCTCGCGCAGTATCTCCCGCAGCACGGGGATTGGTCTCGGTGTTGTTGTTACCAGCGCCCTTGGGTCATCGCCCAGACGCAGGCCAAACTGCAGCATGTCCCATGTGTCTCTGGCGTAGCGCCACTTCGCGAGCTCATCGGCCCATGCGCAGTTGTGAACCAATATGCCGTTTGCATAGAACTCCGCCGCATCCTCAACATCTATGCAATATACGTCTTGTTGCCCCGCTGGTCGCCAGATTGACGCAACGCTGGCTGCATAGTGTTCCGGTCCTTGTTCTGAACTCAGCCCCGCAGTGTTCGCATTGTTTGGTTTTTTTTCTAGCCTCTTCGGCCCGTCTACTTGCGCACTTCTTGCAAAAGCACTTGGCGTCAAGTTTTCTCCGCCACTGCAATGTACCGCATGACTCGCATTTAGTTTCGACCAGTGGTTTTTGTGGTGCCTTTGGTATGGGGCTTTCGATCCTGTGCAGTCGCATGTGCTCTGAACGTGTGATTGCCTCAAGGTTTTGCACGTCGTTATTAAAGCAATCGCCGTCGATGTGATGAATGTCGTGACCTTCAGGTATAGAGCCGTGGTGATCTCGGTAAACAGCCCTGTGCAGAACGTCCCGATCTTTGCGGCCAAGGCTTCTTGTCCCGCGATATTCGTAATACTTCCCACTGTACGAGTGCCAGCGCTTGCCACCCCATTCAACGCATCTATTGCACATACCTGATCTCCGAGTTTAAGGGAGCCAGCGGCAACCCATCTACCCAGACTATAAACCGGATGGTCCGCAGTCGCAACAAACTTTGCGCCATTGCTGAACTGTATCTCCCCGACAGGCTTGTGCGTAGAGTGCAGACGATAAATGCGCTTTGGGCCTTTTCTTGTCAAAACCAGATTACCAACCTTTAACGATTCAATCGGAACCTGCCCGTTTGGCGTTGCAACCATCGTCCCGGCAACAAAGCAATCGAACTGCGGGCCCCGAAGCTGTCCAGGTTGCGTGGCGTTGTAGCCCAGCCCGATTGCGCCGGTGTGAAACCGCACGGACACGTTCGGGTTGGCAATGATCTTCGGCCTTTGATGCGGGGGAAACACGCTTACAAGGCCACTATCTCCAAAGCACATGACCTCGACCAGATCCTTGTAGGTCTCGGCTATCAGGGCGATACGTTGCTTGCCAGCGTCTACCTGCTCTCGAACCCACTCGGCGCCGGATCGGGTTTTCCCAAACCCGCGACCGGCATCAATGACCCATGTGGACCAATCGCCTTTGGGTGAAATCTGCTCGGGCCGCGCCCAGAAGCGCCAGTCGTACTCAAGCTGCGCAAGTTCTTCTTCGGTGAACTCATCAAGTATCTTCAGCCTCTGCGCTTCGGGCAGAGAGGCCAGCGAGCTTGCCAGCGATGCGGTCACGTGTGCTCACCTCTTCTACCTGTATTGCTCCGCCGCCGGGTCCGGTGTGTTCGTGGCGCTCCGAAAATGCTCGCACATCAACGTGCTTGCCTATCATCTCAATTCTCTTGATCCGGTCGGACAGCTTGACCTTGACCGTCTGGCCGATTTTCCTGCCCTCGACCATTTCCTCGTAGACATCCATCCCGGCAACAAGGCCCTGACGCCAGATCAGCGGCCACTCCTTGATCGGCAGCAATGCCCCGTCATCGGCATAGAGGTCTGCAAGGTCTGCGGTCGCCTCTGATGCAAGACGGGTCAGAACCCAATCGGCGTCAATCTGAACTCGATCAGACCGGCTTGCCTGTGCTTCTGAGAGCAATTTTGCCACGTCAACATTCGTCAACAGGCGCTGACCTTGAGATTTAGCCGTCTTTTCGCTGTATCCGGCCCTGATAGCTGCCTGCGTTGCGTTGAGGTCAACCAAGTATTCCTCGACAAATCGGGATTGCTTGGCTGTGAGGGTAACGGCCATCAGTGAACCTGTGGGTCGCCTTGGGACAGGTGCTGCTGCAACGTGTCGATCACGGCCATGACGGCATCATCTGACAGCTGGTGCAATTCGATCCCGATGTGACCGCTTGTCCATTCTGTAATTGCCATTGATCCGGTGGGCACGTCAGTCTCGGCGCCCTGGTTGGTGAATATCTGCATGTGCTATCCCCTGGTTGATTATCCGGCACTATCCGCATTCCTCGCCAAAAATCAGCGCAGCACAGAATTAACGCTTCGAAAGCGCATGTGGATTGTTGCGAGCGTGCCGGTGCCCGCTGGGAGTAGCTGCGAATGATGGGATGCGGAGCGTATCGCCGCCGCGTTGGCGCTACGTGCGCGATTAGATCACATTAGGTGTGATATAGGTATTGACAGTAACACCACTCAGTGTTATATCTGGTACACCGAAACGAGCAACGCACTCAAAGGACATCAACATGATCTACGAAATCACAGGCGGCGACCACGGAAGCTACAAAATCACCGAAGGCAACAAGGCGGCTCCAGTAGCCTTTGTTCGTCGTAATCCAAAAGGCGGTGGCTATACCGTCCGCACCGCAGACGACAGCAAGTCGATCCAGATGCGCAGCATGCCAGCGACCCAGACCAGCGACGAGCAGGCTGCGGAAATCATGGGCCTTTTGAACAAATGAACTCGCAAGCATTCACACAGTGGCTGGCCGATATGAAGTCGGCTGGCCTTGCCCGCTCAGATGCCGAATGCGCCCGATTGCTTGGGGTGCATGTCAATTCAGTCGTGAAACGTAAGCGCGAGGGCGCAGATACTGAAACCGCACTTGCCTGCCGTGCGTTGCTGCATCGGTTAAATGCTTACGAGTGACGCACTATGTGCGCGTGGTGTTGGGATGCAGATTTACGCAAGTTTTACACCCGCGACGGGCCTGCCATTCCCGAGTGTGCCGTGTGCCTGTCTACTCAGGCTGTGAGTTGAGCGCGGGTTCGCGGGTTATCTAGTATCTACCGCACTGCCACTAGACGAAGCAGTCTCCGCGCTCATGTGGCATATCACAGTTACAGATTCAGTCAGCGCC